AATAAATCAAAGAAATATAAAGGCAGAGGACAAAGTATATTAGAGAAAAAATTGGATGCGTTCGATAGTTTTGACGAAGTGTGGAGTAAATGGATAGATGCATTAAGAGATAATAGAACAATAACATATATTCCAGAAGATTTAATTCCGACAGACGACAATGGCAATTTATTAAAGCCCAATACATTTGATAACAGATATGCAAAAACAGGCAGTTCATCAACAGAAACAGAAAGCAGCAAGATAACAAGAGAAAAAGGAGATTTTGATTACGAAGGTATGTTGCAGTCATATATAACTGCATTAGATTTATGTTTACAAGGATTAATAAGCCCATCAACATTAGGAATAGACGTAAAGAAACTTGATAATGCAGATGCACAGAGAGAAAAAGAAAAGGCAACACAATATACAAGAGGTAAAGTAATTGACGTATTAGAAAAGGTTATTCCTAAGTTGGTTACAATATGTTTAAAAACATATGATTTAGCACAAGAAAAAATAGCAGGAGAGTATACAGCCATAGTTGATTTCAAAGAATATGCTAATCCAAGTTTTGAAGCAACAGTAGAAACGGTATCAAAGGCTAGGCCAGGTCAAAATGTAATGAGCATTGAAAAAACAGTTGATACAATGTACGGTGATAGTTTAACAAAAGAAGAAAAAGAAGAAGAAGTAAAAAGACTAAAAGAAGAAGCAGGAATAATTAAAAAAGAAGAACCTAATATAATGGAACCATTAGAGTAGGTGATTAAATGCAAAATGAATATGATATAAAAAAAGTAATGGAAGAAATAGAGTTACAATTAATTGCGTCTATGCGAAGAACATTATGGAGTCATAAAGAAGACGAAAAAGCAAAAGGATTTGATTGGCCACAATGGCAAGCATTAAAATTAAAGCAGTTAGAGCAGTACAGAAAACAAAATAAAGAAATTTTCAAAGGATTTAATAAACAGATAAACATATGGACTAAAATTCGAATGAGAAAGCAATTTAGAGAAGGTGCTAGTAGAACAAATAAGAAAGCTATAAAAGCAGGAATAATAAAGAAAGAAGATTCACAATTGGGTGGGTCTTTTTTTGGATTAAATCACAGAAAATTAGATGCACTAATAAAAAGTACTAAATATGATATGAAAGATGTTAAATATGCAACATTGAGAATGGCTGATGATCAGTACAGACAGATTATATATAAAGCACAAGTATTTGCTAATACAGGAGCAGAAACAGTAAAACAAGCTATTGATATGGCAAGTAAAGAATTTTTAGCAAGAGGCTTTAATTGTATTGAATACAAAAATGGTACAAGACATAATATAGCTGATTATTGTGACATGGCTATTAGGACAGCTAATAAAAGAGCTAATCTAATGGGAGAAGGTGAAATGCGAAAGAAATTAGGCAATCCATTAGTATATATATCAAAACATGGTGGTGCATGTGACGCATGTACACCGTGGGAAGGAAGAGTATATATAGACGATGTATGGTCTGGAGGAAAAGAAGATGATGGAGAATATCCGTTATTAAGCACTGCAATAGCAGGAGGGTTATTTCATCCTAGGTGCCAACATGGTGCAAGCACATATTATGAGGGCATAAATAATGAGCCAGAAGAAGTCAAAAAAGCAAAACACAATCATGATAAAGAAGATACTTATACTCAATATTTACAACAAAGACAGAAACAATATGAAAGATTGGCAGTAGGAAGTTTATTACCTGAAAATGTATTAAATTACCAAAGTAAAGCTAATGAATTGCAAAACCAAATAGAAAGTAGTAAAATAGGATTGTCAAACGACGAACAATACGCAATAAATCAATATATTAGTTCAGAAAGTTATAAGATAAACGAAATATTAAGGAATAATCTCAAATTTGATAATGCTCAAGAGAACATAATTAAACACTTGGATGAAGCACTGAAAAAATGTAATGACTACAATGGAACAATAGTAAGAGTCTTAGACATAAGAAGTAGTAAAAAATTAAAAGAATTTATAGATATGAATAAATTAAATAAACCAATAATGTTCAATGAATATTTATCATTTTCAAGTAAATCTGATTACAATGAAAATGCTAATGTAATAATATATACTGTGTCGAGCAAAGCAAAAGACTTAAGAAACTTTAATCCAGATGAAGCTGAAATATTATATCCAAGAAATAGTAAGTTTATTGTTGAAAACGTAAAGAAAATAGATGACAAATATTATTTATTATGGAGGGAAATTTAATGAAAAATCCTAGATGGATAAATGAAATACCTAAACCAATTCAAATAAATGAGAAAGTTGAAATAACAGGTGAAATGAAAAAAGAGGCAGAAGAGTTTTCAAAGGCAGTTGAGAACGGAAAAATTGATAAATGGTTTAACAAAAAATAAAATTTTGTATTATTCGACAAATTTTGACAAATTATGCCGAGAAAAAGTGATATACTTCTTTTATAATATAAATAAAAGGAGGAAAAAATATGGCAAGATATGAAAAAGAATCCACAAAAGCATTATACAAAAGAGGATGGTTTTGGATAATTATTGTAGGCCTAGGAATAATTATAGGTGTGACTCAAAATAGTAAAACCGTGACTACTTCAACTAACAGTTATCAGAAAGATAACTCAGTAGAAGTTACAATAGTAGATTTTAGTACAATGTCAAAAGAAGAAGCCAAAACATGGATGGATACAAATAAGATCAATTGTAAAATAATCGAAGAGTATTCAAACGATATCACAAAAGGAAAATTTGTAAGTCAAAGTATTTTAGCGAATACAGTGGCTCATCAAGGGGACAAAATTACTATAGTATATTCATTGGGAAAAGAACCTACTACAGAGGAAAAGAATGCATTAAAAAAAGCAGAAACTTATTCTAATTCTTTACATATGTCGAAACAAGGTATTTATAACCAACTAACATCATCAATAGAAGGCTTTACAAAAGAAGCAGCACAATATGCAATTGATAATATAGAAGCAGATTGGAATAAAAATGCTTTAGAAAAAGCAAAAACATATCAAACAAGCATGAATATGTCAAGCAAAGCAATATATAATCAGCTAGTATCGTCAGTAGAAGGATTTACGAAGAGTGAAGCTCAATATGCAATTGATAATTTAGATAAATAAAATATAAACACTTACAGAAATGTAGGTGTTTTTTTATATACAAGTTTAGTGCAATGGTAGCACAACAGTCTCCAAAACTGTTGATAGTGGTTCAAATCCATTAACTTGTGCCATTTTTAGAATTAGAGTCTTAAAAGGCTCTTTTTTTATTGTAAAAATTATGGTCGACGGACCTTAAACGGGGGAGGTTCCAATATGGAAGACGAAAAAAAAGAAAATGTAGATACTCAAACTACAACAGATAATGCTCAAAAAGAGCAAAGAGCTGAAAACAAAAATGAGGGTGAGAAAACTAAAAAACAAGTAGCACAAAAAGGTGATGATGGTTCAATAGTTTTCAAAAATCAAGATGAGCTAGACGGATTTATTAGAAGAATGTATGCCAAAGGTGCTGAAAAAGCAGAGCAAGGTGAAACTTCTAAACAAGTTCAAGACACTCAAAACAAACAAGAAGACAAAGGACAAGAAGAGCAAAAAGAGACTGTTCAAACAGACTATACTGACAAAATAGCACTTGCTATGGCCAAAGCTGGTGTAGATGTCAAAAAAGTTGAAAGAGCAGCAAGATTAGTTGATATGTCAAAAGTTCTAGAAAACGGTGTATTAGATGCTAAGAAACTAGAAGATGAAATCAACGCAGTAATTTCTGAATTTCCTGAGTTAAAAATAGCAAAGGAAGAAGAAAAAGAAGAAAAAGGATTTAAATTCGGAGCAACACAAAGTAACTCTGATGAAAATCAAAAAGACAAAAAGCCTGTAGCTACAAAAAGATGGAACAGGTTTAATTCATTTTAGGAGGTAATTAATTATGGCAAATTCATTGAATTATGCAGAGGTTTGGCTTCCAGACCTATTAGAAATAATGGAGCAAGATAGTTTAACATCACCATTTATAACATCAAACGTTAAATGGGTAGGTGCTAAAACATTTCATTTTACACAAATGAAGACAAGTGGTTATAAATCACATAATAGAAATGGTGGATGGAATAAAGGTAGTTATGAACAAAATGATGTACCTTATACAGTTACACATGATAGAGATATTGAATTTTTAGTAGATGTAGCAGATGTTGATGAAACAAATCAAACAGCATCAATAAAAAATATATCTAAAACATTCCATAAAACTCAACAAGTTCCAGAGATGGACGCATATTTCTTTTCAAAAGTAGCAAGTGAAGCACAAAAATTAACAGGGTATCATAGTTCTACAGCTGAATCAGAGTGGACAAAAGCAAATGTATTTACAAAATTAAAAGGTATGCTTAGTGCTGGAAAATTAAGAAGATATGTAAAAAATGGTTCATTAATTTGTTATGTTAGAAGTTTTATTATGGATTTATTAGAACAATCTACAGACTTCACAAGAAAAATAGAAATGACACAGATAGCAGAAGGTGGCATTGGTATAGAAACTAGAATTACAGACATCGATGGTGTAACTATTATGGAAGTTATAGATGATGAAAGATTTTATGACAAATTTGATTTTACAGATGGATTTGAACCAGTTGAAAAAGTAACTGCTGATCCAGGTAAAGGAATAGAAGCTGTAACAGGTTCTCATAAAATAAATGTTTTAATTGCATCTCTTGAAACTGTAAAAACAGTTCCAAAGATATCTAACATATATTATTTTGCACCAGGTTCACATACAGAAGGTGATGGATATTTATATCAAGATCACTCATTATCTGATACATTTGTTTTTCCAAACGGAAAAGATAATAAAATTGATAGTATATATGTTGATGTTGATACAACTGAATATGCTGGAGAATAGGAGGTCACAATGTCTAAAATAAGAGTCGAAAAAGGTAATGCACTATTACTTATTGAAGAAGAAGAATTAGCACAATATGAAGCTAGAGGATATTCAAAATTAGGAGCTACTAAAAAAGTAGCTTCTAAAGATTTACAAAAAGAATTAAAGAAAATTGCAAAAGTTAATGAGGAACTAACAGACAAAATAACAAAAGTTGAAGAAGAAAAGACAGAGTTAACAAAAGTTAATGAGGAACTAACAGCCAAAATTGCAGAATTAGAAAAGAAAGAAAAATAAGAGGTGTTGCAAATGATAAATGTTTATGCAACAAAAGAGGATTACTCAAAATATGGTTCTAAAGTATTAGAAGATGAAGAAATAGAAAAAAATTTAGAGTTAGCCTCAATAGATATCAACAGAGCGACATTAACAAGAATTGAAAGAAGAGGATTTGATAATTTAACAACACAACAAAAAGATTTAATAATCAAAGCAACTTGTTTACAAGCAGAATATATAAAAGAAGAAGGCTTATATGATGATAACAGTATATCTAGTTATTCTATAGGTGGGGACTTAACAGTAAATGAAAAGGAATCACAAGATATGGCAGATAAACTAAATATATCAAAATTAGCCTTTTTCTATTTAAAAAGAACAGGATTAACAAATAGGATTATATGATAAAAAGGTTAAATCCAAAGCACTTGGAAAGATTATTAAATAATAAATGTGATGTAGTTATATATCAAGAAGGCTTATCAGAAGATGGTGAGCCTTTAACTTCTTTGAATTTAGAAAATCAAAAATGTAGATTTGTTGAAACAACTAAAATTATAATTAGTTCAGATGGAAGAAAGATTCAACTTGTAGGAAAAGTAATATTACTTGGAGATATAGCACCAACTATAAAGAAAATAAGTGGTGGACAAGTAATAATAAATGATATAGAATATGAAATTTATCAAGCAAGTAGACCTAGAAATCCAGATGGAACCGTTCATCATACAACATTGGAGTTGATTTAATATGAAAATAACGTATAATACTAAAAATATAAATGGATTATTAGAAAATGCAAGATTAGCATTGATAGATACTGCAGAAGCGGTAAAAACAGATTTAATTCAAAGTCAAACAATGCCATTTGATACTGGTACAATGCAAAATGATAGCACTTTTGTAGATGATAAAAAAGTTATAAAAGGCGTGGCTAGAATAGTTGTAGATACAGTATATGCAAGAAAGGTTTATTTCGACCCAGAAATACATATAAAACAAGGTAAAAATCCTAATGCAAAACAGTATTATTTTGATGATTATATTTCTGGGAACAAAAAGGATTTACCAATAAAATATTTTAAACAAATGTTAAAAAGGAGGAATGGATAATGATAGCAAGAATTAGTATATCTAAAATAAGAGATTATTTAAAAACTATTATTACAGAATGTCCGAAGTGGTATATAGGACAAATGGATGAAAATCAAGATAAAGCAATTGCTTTGTATGCTAATCGTAGACAATTAGAAGATAATTCTAAATATAAAAAGTTGAAAAGTTATGGAATATTACCAGTTACATTACTATTAAGATGGACTAAAAATTATAATATGGCTGAAACAATGGCCAATAAGATTTATGAACTATTAGACTGTAGTTCTTTTTTTATTGATGATTATAATTGCTCAATTGAGTGTTTATATAATGGACATATTGATTTAGGTGCAGATGAAAACAATATTTACAAGTTTTCAATAGAATTAAATTTATTATATAGAAAGGGTGAAAAATAATGGGAACAAAATCAGGAGTATATCCATGTTACGAAAATCAATTTCAAGCTGGAATAAGTTTAGAATCATTAAGCGACATTGCTGATATGGAATCTTTTAGCGTTAAATTAGATAATGGAGTAGAAGAATGGAACCCATATGATACAAAAGGATGGGTTAGAAGATTGATGACATCTAAATCTATTACAATTTCTGTATCTGGAAAAAGAAATTATGGAGATAAAGGTAATGATTATGTTGCTGGATTCTTTATGAAGAATGGAAGAGATGCAGAAGGAACATTTCAATGGACTTTTCCAAATGGAGACAAATTAGTATTTGAAAATGCTATATTTAATATTACAAATATGGCAATTGGTAAATCAACAGAAGTTGGACCTTTAGAGTATGATGTAATGTCAAATGGAAAACCAACATACACAGAAGCATCACCACAAAGTGTTGAAACAACACAAGCGGTAAAAAAATAAGATATTAAAAAGTAAGAGGTCCTTAAAGGCCTCTTATAAATATATTTAGGAGGAATTTGAAATGGCAAATATAGATATTAGTTCAAAATTAAGTCACGAACCACAAACAATAACAATAGCAGAAGGTAAAACATATGAAGTAGACTGCGGAGCAGAAACAATGTTGAAAGCACAAGATTTATTTAAAAAAGACGATAGTTTAGATGGATTATTTAAAGCAATAGAATTATTACTAGGAAAAGAAGCATTAGAAGAAATAAAAGGAATGAAAGTAAAAGTTGCAGACTTAAAAGTTATTATTATCGCAATAATGGCACAAGTAAATGAAATTACTTATGAGGAAATGGAAAAACGATTTCAAAACAAATAATGAAACAGAATTATGGTACGACATGGAAGAAGACTGGCCTTTGATTGAGGCAAGTTTAGCAAAACAATATGGAATAAGAATAAGAAAAGAAATAGACACAATGAGTTATGCAGAATTGTGTAATCTTATATCTGGGTTGATGCCAGATACACCACTGCGGAAACATTGTTCAAATTCGCAGTGAAGATGATGAAGAAATGTTAAAAAACTTCACACAAGAGCAAAAAAATATAAGATGGAAATATAGAAATAAATTAGCAAAGAAAATGAGCAAAGAAGATTTTGAAAAAGTTATTACAGAATTTCAAAAAGCATTTAAAGAAATGGCTGGTGATAACAAATGACAGAAGTAAGATGTCCTAATTGTAATCAACTTTTATTAAAGGTTGAAAAATGCAAGGGTGAAATAAAATGTATAAGATGTAAGAAAACAATTAAAATTGATATAGATGAAAAAGACAGAGTGAGCAACACAACCATTAGTGGTGAGTAGTTAGCCAATACCTGCTTTTATCCTAAAAAAGAAGGGAGGAGTAGGTATGAGCACGAATGTGGGCTCTGTTGACTTTGAATTATTGCTAAATTCAAATCCATTTAACAAAGGACTAAAGAATGCAACAAATACAATAAAAAGTTCAGGAATAGAGAACTCATTAAAGAAAATTGGTAAATTAGCGTTAGCAGCATTCTCTGTTAAAGCAATAGTAAATTTTGGTAAAGAATGTATTGATTTAGGCTCTGATTTAACAGAAGTACAAAATGTTGTTGATGTTACTTTTGGAAGTTTAAATACAGAAGTAAATAAGTTTGCCGAAAATGCAATTACTCAATTTGGTTTGGGACAAACAGTAACAAAGAAATATGTTGGTACGTTTGGTGCGATGGCAAAAGCGTTTAATTTTTCGAATAAAGAAGCATTAGCAATGTCAGAAACATTAACAGGACTTACTGGAGATGTTGCTTCATTCTATAATTTATCAAGTGATGAAGCATATACAAAATTAAAATCAGTATTTACTGGTGAAACAGAGACTCTAAAGGATTTAGGTGTTGTAATGACACAGAATGCATTAGATCAATATGCATTGGCAAATGGTTATGGAAAAACAACGTCTAAAATGTCTGAACAGGAAAAAGTGGCTTTAAGATATAAATTTGTATTAGATAAATTAAATATAGCAAATGGAGATTTTGCAAGGACAAGTGATAGTTGGGCAAACCAAACAAGGGTATTAGGCTTAAGATTTAATGAACTAAAGGCAACTTTAGGACAAGGATTTATTAACATATTTACACCGATAGTAAAAGGAATAAATATGGTACTATCTAAACTTCAAGTGTTGGCAAATGCTTTTAAATCATTTACAGAAATGATATTCGGAAATGCTGGCGGAGATGATAGTACAAGTACTGTTTCAAATTTAGCATCAGATGCATCAAAAGCGAGTGATGCTGTGAGTGGAATTGGAGATAGTGCCAAAAAATCTGCTAAAGATCTAAAAAGTTTGGCTTCATTTGATACTGCACAAATATTAAAGAAAGATGATAGTTCTTCAAGTGGAAGTGGTGCAGGAGGAAAAATAGATACAAGTGGACTAAATTTAACAGATAATCTAAAAAAACAAGCAAGTGATATAGGAAAAATATTTGGCGATATTAATTTTGAACCGCTTATTAATTCTTTTAACAAAGTAAAAGAAGCAGCACAACCACTGATAACCACAATAAAAGATGGTTTAAAATGGTTATATGATAATGTTTTAGTTCCATTAGCCCAATGGACTATACAAGATTTACTTCCTGCATTTTTAAATTTAATTGCAGGAGCTTTAAAGGTTCTAAATCCTTTAATTGAAGCATTTAAACCAGTTTTTCAATGGTTCTGGGACAGTTTTTTAAAGCCTATTGCAGAGTGGACTGGAGGAGCTATAGTAAACACGCTTAATTTATTAGCAGATACTTTATCAAGAATTGGAAATTGGATGAGTGAAAATCAGAGTGTAGTTACTGAAATGGAAAAAGCTGTATTAGGCTTTTTTGGAGCGTGGAAAGTTATAGAGTTAGTGTCTTTTATACAACAAGCTGGAGGAGTAATTGCTGCATTAGGATTATTAAAAAATGCTATTCTTGGAAATGTAATTGCAAAGATTGCAGACAAAACAGAAACGATTGCATTGACATTGATGTATGCAAAAGACTTTGTAGTAAGTATTGCTTCAGAAACTACGGCATTAGTTAAGCAAGCAGCTCAGTGGGTTATAAATACAGGAGCTAAAATTGCAAATACAGCAGCAACCATTGCTAGTACAGCAGCAACTACAGCTGCTACAGTAGCAACATGGCTATTTAACGCAGCATTAGCTGTATTGACCTCACCAATAACACTAGTTGTGGTCGCAATAGCTGCTTTGATAGCTATAATAATATTGTTAATTAAAAATTGGGACAAAGTAAAAGAAACTGCAATAAATTGTTGGAATGGAATAAAAAATACATTTTCGAATGTTGGACAGTGGTTTTCTAACATATTTCAACAAGCATACAATGGAATTACAAGAGTATTTAGTAATATCGGCAATTTCTTTAATGGAATATGGCAAAGAATAAAAGATTCTTTTTCTAATTTGGGAACAAGCATCGGTAATGCCATCTCTAATGCTGTAAAGACAGGAATTAATGGAGTTATTTCATTAATTGAGAGAACTATAAATAGAGCAATAGGTTTAATAAACGGTGCGATTGGAATAATAAACTTGATTCCAGGTGTAAATGTTGGAAAAATAGAAAGAGTTAATTTACCAAGGTTGGCACAAGGAGGATATGTAAAAGCTAACACACCTCAATTAGCCATGATAGGAGATAATAGACACCAAGGAGAGATTGTTGCGCCAGAAGATAAATTAATAGCATTATATAAGAAAGCTAATCAAGAGATGGGATTAGAAAATAATGAAAAAGTTATAGCACTACTTGAAAGAATAATTCAAATTTTAGCAAATTTAAGCTTTGACTTTAATTTATATATTGATGGTTATGAGTTAAACAAAAGACTTGAAAAAATAAAGAATAAAAATAGATTTGCGACGAATGGAGGCTAAATATGTACGAACCAAAATTAATAGTAAATAATATTCGAGTACCAGGAATTATAGAATTAATTCATGGACCAGAGCCTCTATGGGGTGATGGAACTGGAA